AATGAAGTACAAGTTGTATTAAAAATGGTTAGTGGAAGTACTAATTTACCGTTTGAAGTTACAAGGGTTAATATGTCTGTTTTAAAATCAAATGGAAAAGTATATAACTTAGGTAATGTAATGGGTCAGTCTTGGTTAGAATTTATAGGACAAACATTAATAACTAGAAATAGAGGAGGATTGCTTGGTACAGCTATTGGTGCAAGACAAGAAACCTATTATGAAAGAACAGGAGGTCAAAACTTTAAATTAGAAGCTGATAATACCATGAGAATGACTCTTGATTGGGAATGTTATCGCTATATGCGGGACAAAGGGGTTTATCTCAACAGTGGTGATATAAGATACAAAAACCCGGATTTACTTTCACTTATTTGGACGATATCTGCAAATTCAGCTGGTACTCAATTTAAAGAAAATGATCAAATCCATTGGGAAATGTCTGGTAGTGCCAAAAAGGCATCTGCTAGTGACCAACCAGATACTGTATTCTTCCCAGAAGACCATCAAGGACCATTTACTCCAACTAGAATAACTACTATAGGGGCTATGGATCATTTATTTGATGGAGATAATACGGGTAGTGCCCCATTCTGGGTGTATACAGGTTCAACTGGTGGTGGTACTAGTATAATAGATCCAAGTATATTAGTAATGTCTTCTCCTAATGTAAATGAAGCATATGGTGCAGATTTTTACCAAGGTAGATTACCTTATGTACCTGGACCTTCAGAATTCCACCCAAGCGGACAAGAACCTTCAGATACTAATTTTGATCCAATTATGTATCCTTTAACTTTTGAAGCAGGAGATGAAATTAGATTTGGAAATAATGAAAATTACACTTATACTATACAAGAAGTATTTAAACCTTCTCAAAATGTAGAAAGTGATGGAATAGGTAGAATTAAAATAGTATTAGATAGAAATGTACCTACAGGGGTAAATAAAGATTTTTATTTAATTAGAAGAAAAATACCAAATGCTAACAGTGTTTACTTAAATGGAACTTTCCCATATGGGGACCCATCTTCAGGATCAGCTGCTCCATCAGCTTCATCTACACCAGGTATATTATACCCAGATTTTCCAACAACTTATTTAGAAAATAGTGCTTCTATAATAGTAAATGATCTAGTTAGTAAAGGACTTATAACTTAACATATTTATAACATATAATTATATAACAAATGGGATATTTAAATAATTCAGTAATAACAGTTGATGCTATTCTAACTAAAAAAGGTAGAGAGCTATTAGCAAGAAACGATGGTTCTTTTAGAATTACTCAATTTGCATTGTCTGATGATGAAATTGATTATACACTTTATAATCCAATACACCCATCAGGTTCTGCATATTATGGAGAGGCAATTGACAACATGCCACTTTTAGAAGCATTTCCAGATGAACAACAAATCATGAAATTTAAATTAGCTACTTTACCTCGTGGTACAGCTAAATTACCAGTACTTGATTTAGGGTATGCTTCAATTAATTTGAAACAAGGTGCTCAGTTAGCTATTACACCACAAACCTTAAATTATTTGGGTAATAACCAAACATTTGAAACTAGTGGTTACGCAGCTACTATTGGGGATGTTAGGTTGTTTAGCAACTATACAGGTGTAGGTATTAATACTCAAGCAGCAGATCAATCAAACTCAACAACTACTATAGGTACAAATGTTTCTAAAACAGTAATTGGTACTCAAATTAATTTAACTGCTACTACAGTTAACACTCTATTTGGTTCAAATACTCAATTAAGAACAACATTAACAGTAACAGGATTAGATAGTGGAGCTAGATTAACTATCCCAGTAACAATAACTCAAAATCAATTAACATAATATGGGCTTTAAAAGATTCGATCCTCAAGATTTTGTAGTAAGTGCTGATACAGTAACTTCTACAGTATGGTCAAATAATGCGATTGCTTTAAATTCATCCTTTACTTCTTCCGTACAGAAAGAAGGCCCTTCTGGTCCTTATTATTTAAATATATACCAAACAGCATCAACAGATGAAACAGCAGCTATACAATATCAAATTGCTTATGGTAATGCTGAAGGAGGAGGAGGAGTTAGATTTGATACTTCCGTTACAGGTAAAACACCAACCACTACTATATATGGTCAATATCGTACTTTAGTTTTAGAAGATGAAAATTCTAAATTTACATTTGGTCCTACTTTTACAGGTAGTGCGGGTAATGATTTTTATGTTATAAGTATTGAAAGATCAAGATATAAAGAAAAATTACTACCTGGTTCATTTAATTTAGTATTATCTAGTAGTAATTCAAATTTAGATTCTTTACATTTAACAGATGATTCAAATTATGTAACATTACCTACTTACTATGGTACTCAAAGAGCATATCAAGTAATTAGTGGATCAGATGGTAGTCCTTATGCGGGTAATGGATTTTCACATAGTGGGTCTTATGGATTATTCCTACCAGATATTTCAACTATTTTATTAAATTCTAAAGCACTAGATGATGCTTCACCCTCAGGAGGTACAGGTGCAGATGATGGTGCAGGAATTGGTATAGCTACAAATGATTCTGAAAATGTAAACGGACAAAATCCACAAAGATTATATAACCACATTTCAGGTTCTACCGGAGATGCAGATAGTAATATTTTCAAATTAAACTCACAAGAAACTATTACATCTGATTATGTATTTGTTAGAGCAAGAAACTCAGAATTTAACTATTCAGAAAATCCAAGTTTTATATCAGGATCTACTGGTGAAGTAATTTATAATTACTTTATATATAATCCTCAAACATATGCTACAACTGTAGGAATGTATAACGATAGTAATGAATTATTAGCTGTAGCTAAATTATCAAGACCTCTAGTAAAAGACTTTACAAAAGAAGCACTTATTAGAGTTAAATTAGATTTCTAAGATGAATGGCTGCTTACAAACAATTCAATTCACAGGACATTATAATATCTCCACTAGAGATAAATAAGGGATTTTCTTTTATAGGAGGAAATGCATTAACTGCATCTGATGTTGGAATTGATAGATTTACAGGAATAAACGGTAATTATCTAACAAACCAAACCCTTACAGGAAATATAGAAGATGAAAAGTTTGCTAAAGTTTTAGTTTACAATTCTATTAAACAGTTATATTATACTAATTACCTTTCAGGAAGTAATGGTCAAATATCTAATGGTACAACAGCTAGTTTTAATACTGATGGTACTATAACTGGCCCAGTTTATCAAACTAGTTACTATAATTATGAACAAACTACACTTAATCCAAGAAAATCTTTCCCAACATCTTCAATAGGTGTAATATCAATTCCATCTAAACTATTTGGGGATTACATCCAACCAAACTCATTTTTACTTGAAGGAGTTAGTGGTTCGATTAAAGATGATGGTGAAGGCCGATTACTATGGAAACATCCTAATGAACCAGCAACAGGGTATGAATATATGGAAGGTAATATTATTTACCAACATGGAATTATTACTCTGTTTAATTCATTTACTACAGGTCGTACTATAGCTTCTACTTACGGTAATGCTATTTATGGTACAGACCTTTATGGTGGGGATGAAATATCAAGAGAAGATTTTATAGATGCTTTCATCACAGGATCTAACGTAACTTGTTCATTTTCTAGCTCATACAAAATATTTGAAACCCAATATAAATGTACTATAGGAGAAAGTGAGTTTAATTATTCATCAAACCCAACCATATTATCTGGAAGCGAAGGATTTGTATATGATCAATACACAAGTTCATATTTTGACCCTTATGTTACCACAGTAGGAATGTACAATGAACAATTTGAATTATTAGCAGTAGGTAAATTAGCTCAACCATTGCCTACCTCTAGAACAACAGATACAACAATTCTTGTAAATATAGATAAGTAGACATATTTATAATAAACATATTCTAATAAAATGGCAAAAGAATTACAATATTTAAGTGAAATAACACAAGGTGGAAGAGTTCAATCCTGGCATGTATCACAGTCAGTTGATGCCCTTACAGGAAATGATGCTTATAACATTACAATTTCAGGTTCTTTAACAGCTACAGGTTCAGTATATGTAAATCCAAGTAAAATATTAACTACAGGGCAAGACCATGTTTTAACCTATAATAATACAACAGGACAAATATTTAAAGCCCTTACCTCTAGTGCAATCCCCCCAGGTATTATATCTTCTTCAGCACAGTTCAATACTTTAACCGAACCCTTTACAGGTTCATTTACAGGTTCATTTGTAGGAGATGGTTCTGGTTTAACTAATATTGGTGCAGGTACCATAACAGCCCCTGGTAGTGATACTGAAGTATTAATTAATAGTAGTGGCGTAGTAGGAGCAGCAACAGCCTTTACTGTTACCTCGGATACTTTTACCTCATGTGATAGGGAGATAATATTTGGAGCAAAAGGAACTATATCACCCGATGGTTGTAACTCAATTTTAGGTGGTGTGAGTAATAGAATTACACATGAGGGTAATAATTATCGTAATGCTATTGTTGGGGGAGAAAGTAATTGTTTACATAATGGATGTTTTGCTATTATTGGGGGAGGTTCTAACAATTGCATAGATACTGGATGTTGTTCTTTCTTAGGAGGGGGTAAATCAAACTTTATACTTGCAGATGATGAAGGTGTTTTAGTAGGTGGTTTAGATAATGGAATATCTGGTCAGTCTTTTTCATTTTTGGGAGGTGGAAAAGGAAACTGTCTTGCAAAGGGTGGTTCTGCAGGTAATTATAATGTAATGGTTGGTGGAAATAGTAACTACATTTGTCAATCCTATTCTTTTATTGGAGGAGGTACTACTAACTGTATAGTTGAAAATGCGTGTAGTTTATCTTCTATTGTAGGGGGATGCAACAATATTATCTCTAGTAGTTTAAGTTTTATTGGAGGTGGATTTGAACATCAAATTATAACAAATGAAAATGCTATTATAAATGGTAGAGACAATGCTATAGTCTTCGGTACCCGAAGTATGATTGGATCTGGATACAGTAATCTTATTTCTGGCAGTAGTAACTTTATAGGAGGTGGACAGGGTAATATTATCTCTGGTAGTTGCAGTTTTATTGGAGGTGGAACAAACAACACAGCATGTTCAAATGGATGCAGTGTTATGGTTGGAGGAGAATCTAACCAATCAGATGCAGATTATAGTGTTGTAGTAGGTGGTTATAAAAATACAGCAAGTGGTGCATCTTCATTTATTGGTGCTGGTACTCTAAACACCGCTTCACAAGGTTGTGCATTTTTGGGAGGTGGAAAAAATAACTCTACATGTGGAGCTCACTCTTTTTTAGGTAGTGGTTTAAATAATACCATTTGTACAAATACCTCTACTTCTCCTCATGTCCTAGTAGGTGGAAATGATAATATTATTGAAACTTACGCCTCCAGCTTTATAGGAGGAGGAGGTAGTAATAAAATAAAATTAAACGGATTTTCAGGCAATCATGTTATTGTAGGAGGAGCTTCCAATTGTATAACAGGTTCAGTTTTAAATCTAGGTTCTAATATTATAGGAGGTGGAATATCTAATATAATTAAGGATAATGGTTGTTCTGCTATTTTAGGAGGTTGTAGTAATGATATTTGTAGTACATCATGTTTTTCTTCTATAGTAGGAGGTGCCCTAAACCTAATAGATGGTTCAAAATGTAGCTTTGTTGGTGGTGGTGACAGTAATTGTATAATAGGCCCATTAGCATGGGCTAATACTATAGGAGGTGGATATCGTAATTTTATAGAAGGTACTCAATTAAATACAAGTATAATTGCTGGTGGTTGTTGTAACCACATTAATACTACTGGATATACTAATGAAAGTAAAAACACTATAGGAGGTGGTGGTGGAAATGATATTAGCGGTAGTGTAGAAAATGCAACTATTGCTGGAGGAACTTCAAACTGTATATTTAACTCAACAAGCACCGAATTTGGATCAACAATTGGAGGTGGTGCTTTTAATATCATTTCAGGATCTAATACATCAACTGTAGCTGGTGGTTGTAAAAACCTTGTAGACAGAACTTCACTTTCTTTTATAGGAGGTGGACTATTAAACACAGGTTCAGGCGATTATTCATTTGTAGGAGGTGGTGAATGTAATTACACTAGTGGAAATTGTTCAGCTATAGTCGGAGGTCAAGACAATAGAAATGATGGTGCAGCAGCTTTTATTGGAGGTGGTTTTTGCAATTGCGCATTTGGAAAAGGATCAACAATAGCTGGAGGATTTACTGGTTATTCAAAAGGTGGAGATTATACCTTTATAGGAGGTGGTGAAGGCAATTTCACTGAAGGTAAAGGTCATACTACTATAGGAGGAGGACAGGCAAATGTAAATCTTAGTGAATGTGGATTCATAGGTGGTGGTAAATCTAACCGAGTTTCATCCGTAAATTCAACTATTGCAGGAGGTATTCTAAACACATCTTCAGCAGATTGTAGTTTTGTAGGAGGTGGATATAATAATAGTAATAATTCAGACCATGGTATTATTGGAGGTGGCCATTCAAATATTATAGATACAAATAGACAAATAGTAATTGTAGGTGGATTAAACAACTACACTTCAGGTGATAGATCATTTATAGGTGGAGGTAGAGATAATTGTATAACATCTCCTGGGGCTATTTCTGTTATAGTAGGAGGATACTTAAACACGGGTTCTGCATCACAATTTTTTATAGGTGGTGGCTGTAAAAATAAAATTATTGGAGATAATAGTAGTATAGTAGGAGGTACCTTTAATACAGCTTCTGCAGATGATAGTTTTATTGCAGGTGGTTATAATAATACTGCTGCTAACCGTTACTCTTTTGTACTAGGATGTCAAATAACTACGGATAAAGACGCAACAACTTATGTAAATAATATTTATGTAACCGGTTCTACTTCAGATAATGGTATACTACAACTTTCAAGAAGAGAATCAAATCCTTCATCCCTAGAAGCAGGTATGGTATGGCATTCTGGATCAGCAGGTGCAGGATGTTTATATTTTAGTCCTGATGGATCAGCAGTATGCAGATTCCAATTTGTATAATAGCTTGTCTATCTAAGTTTTCTTAGTTATATTTATCATTAACTTTAAAACAATCTTATGAGTTGGACCTATAAACAACATAAAATAGGGGATATTACTCAATTTCCAGAAAATACATTCGGTTTCATTTACATAGTTACACATAAACCTTCTGGGAAGTCTTACATAGGAAAAAAAGTATTATTTCATAACAGAAAACAAAAACTAGGCAAAAAAGATCTAGAAAAACTTCAAGGTATAGTCGGTAGAAGACCTTCATACAAATTAGTAGTTAAAGAATCAGATTGGAAAACATATTATGGTTCCCAATCAGACATTAAACAATTACTTTTAGAAGGTAAAAAAGATGAATTTGAGCGTACTATTTTAAGAATGTGCCCTGATAAAAAATCTTTAACATACTTTGAAGTAAAATACCAAATGATATATCAAGTTTTAGAAAAACCAGATGAATTTTTTAACGATAACATTTTAGGTAAATTTTATACAAAAGATTTAAAAGACATTAAATTTGAGGATTTCGTGTCTGATACAATATAGTTTTATATATTACCATTTATGGTAAACCAATTATTAGTTACATTAGTTAATTCTGTATTAGGTTCGGGCAAAGCAACTGCTCGAAACAACTATGCATATCATTGCCCATTCTGTCACCACCATAAACCAAAAATGGAGGTTAACTTAACAGAAAACCGTGAAGGGAAAAATCCTTGGCACTGTTGGGCTTGCGATGTTAGAGGTACTACTATATATAGTTTATTTAAACAACTTAAAGTAGAAGCTGGAAAGTTTACTGAACTTAAATCATTAGTTAAAACTTCTAAATCTATAAAAGAAACACAAGTTGTATCTAGTGTATCATTACCAAATGAATATATTGGCCTATATAACGTGGATAATGGCGATATTATGGCTAGACACGCGCTCGCGTACCTAAAAAATAGACACGTGAGTAAATACGATATTATAAAGTATAACATAGGTTACTGTAAAGAAGGTCTATACAAAAATATGATTATTATCCCAACATATGATGCAGATGGTAGGTTAAATTATTTTACTGCTCGTTCATTTGAAAAAGAACCATATGTTAAATATAGAAACCCAT